AACTGAACGGATTAATGCAAGGCCTGTGGCCCTCCCGGAACCCTTGAAGGTTCGGGTTATAACAGCAGAGACCGCATGGTCGACATATCTGCTTAAAGGCGCACAAATGGAGTTGTGGAACTGCCTTCACCGTCATGAATGGTTCAAGTTGACAGGTCGTCCCTGTACAGCTTCTGATATCCCTCTGTTGAGTGATGAAGAAATTCTGAACAAGATTTCTTGGATATCAGTAGATTATAAAGCGGCTACCGATAATCTCAGTAGTGGTTATACGCGATATATTCTAGAACAGATCTGTAGGGTCTGTGATCTTCCCTTTGACCTGTGTTATGAGTCTCTATGTGAACACTTAATCGATTATAAACAATGCCATGAGGGCTTTAAGTGGGTAGAGCAGGTCGAGCAACGGAATGGTCAGCTAATGGGGTCGATATTATCCTTTATCGTACTCTGTGTGGCTAACGCGACCATTCTGAGTCTTACTATCGATCCCCACACGGTAAACTTTAACCGTGAGATATTGGTGAATGGGGATGATGGTCTGTTCAAAGGTACAACTGATGATTTCAATCGTTGGAAAGACCTTAGTTCAGAAGTAGGACTGGAACCTTCGATAGGCAAAACTTATGTCAGTCCAGAGTTTTGCGTGATTAATAGTATGCTATACTATCGGAGGAAGGATGGGGTAGTAGTTTTCTGTCCATATGCCAATGCAATTGGTATGTCGCAATATGACGCGACCAGAGCTACCCATTTGAAGACGCCATTAGATTTGGCGGAGGCCTACAAGATGTGGATGAGAGGTGTTGATTCTTTAACATCGTCCGACCAACTTGAGTGTGAGAAATTATGGTATTCAACTCACAGGCCTTTGTTGATGACTCCCAAGATGGATAATATCTCTTGGTATCTGAATGAGTCATTAGGCGGTTTGGGGATCCCCCTCCGTCTAGATGGTACTAACCCTCCGGTTAGTCCATACCAACAGTTCCGTATCCGCAAGCGAGTCGAACGTGCTAGAAGGCAAGGAGTAGTTCGAGCGGATCTTCAGGTCAATTGGCGGGACTTAGATCCCGACGTACAGGTTGAAGCTTTGAACCTGTATTTTGGTAAGAATGGCTATCCTGAAAGCTTTAGGGATGGCCTGCCAAAGATTGATCCTGGAGTACTAAGAGCAGTGAAAGTGATTGGTCTTAGTGACGAGGTAATGGTCAAGATCGTCGATGAGAAGAGTTATTGGTTTGAACTCTTTAGAAATCCCAATGAAATTTGTGAGGGATTCATCGAGCGCTGTTTTACGGAGCGTAAGCAGCCCGCGGAGCTCATGGAAGAGCTCGAAGAAGGACGAGATGAG